TGTGCTTTAAAGATACCATTGTTATTTACTTTGTAAGCACCTATTAAAAGGTATTCTACGGCTGCTGCTGCAATTAAAAATGGTACGATATACTTTTCGTGCAAAGTTAAATATAAACCGCTTAAATCGTCGTTTTCAAAGTCTAAACAAATTTTATCGTATAATGTTTCCCCTAAAATTTCCTCAAGTCTTATAATTTGAGCATCTTTTATGCAAGGAATATAAAGGTCAATATCAATATTCCCGCCCAACAAAGTGTTTTTAGTTAATTCGTTTTCTCGTAATAAAATAGTCGTTTCCATTATTTTCTGTAGTTAGGTTTTAAGCTCCAAAAGTTATTACTTGCACTTGCAATTTGCGCTACTTCATTTTCATTTTGTTGCCACTTTGCCTCTGGTCTGTCTTTCGGGTCAAGTTCTAAAATCATTTTTCTAGCTTCATTAACCGTAAGTTGTGTATTGTTTTTTCTTAAGTATATTTTACGCATCCAAAAATGGTTACAATTAACTCCACCTTTATATAACCAAATAGAATAGTTGTCTGCTCCTTCTGGTCCAAAACCTTTGTTAACTGTTTTAGTTTCTGCCAACGTAATATCTTCTTTTCTATAAGTTCTACTCGCACTTACCATCTTTTGGCAAAAGTCTCTTTTTGCTCCAAGCGCACCCTCGTAAGAATATCTAATTTTAAATAATGAAGTATCTTGGTCGCTTTTTACGTTTGGAAAACTTGAAAATGTTTTAGCCAAATTTAAAGTGATTTCGTTTATTTCTAATTGTTCTGTTACGGGTATTGCATCGACTTCTTCCCATTCATTTTCATCTATAACTTCCCCCATTTCAATAAGTGCATCAGCTATGCTTGTAAGGTCTGTATTATCGTTTGAACAACATACTTTTTGATTTTCTAATTGTGTGATAGGTGCAACCGTTGGCGTTTCTGAAGTTGGTAAAATCGGTTCTTCACTTCTTAAACTTTCAAAATCCAATTGTAACGTAATTCCGTTTACCGCACAAATTTCCATTAATCCATCTAAAATAATTTCTTGTTTTGGTTTAATTACATTTATCATTAATTCAGCAAAACCAACTTTTATCTCTTCAGCATTAGAACTAAAACCGCTTGCTTCTTTTATTCCAACCAACATAGGCGAAGTAAGTTTGTGAGACGTGCAAAGTTGCTGACGTGCTTCAGTACTTAAATAAATATATTGTTGGTGTGCTTCTGAAACTTCTAAAGCTTCAATTGTAATTGCGCTATCTTTATTATCATTCCAATTTAAAAAGAATTTTCCCGCATTACTTGAGCCTGTAAGTTTGTCTCTAATTGCTCTTGTATTTTCAATAATAGTTTCTTCGCTTTGTTGAACCCCGCTATTCATATTTATGATATGACCGAAGCTTAAACCATTTTGGATATGGTTTATAGAATAATTACTTATTTCTTCTTCCATTTTAGCCCACGAAATCCCTGAAACATAACTTGGGTTACTGTAGTAAAATTGTCCTACCTGATAGTCTTTAATTACGTAAATTTCAGAACGTTCGCCACCGCCTGAACCAAATCCAAAAGCGTCAAATCTTTCAGCTTTATATTTATTTGTATTTGTAAAGTCATAGCTAAAATAATACCCTGATATGTCGCCATCTTCATTAGCAACTTCAGGCGCAATCTTTTGTTTTGCAACGTGGAAACACTTTTGTATTTTATTGTTTAAATAATTGATTTCTATTGAAGCTTCCCCAAACATTTCAAAATCCTTACAAATTTTTCTTAAGTCTTTTTTAGAAAATAAAGAAACAATAGTTGCCCATTCGGAAGTCTTAGCTAATTTGTCAGTTGAAGTCAATCCTTTGCCGTAAATAAACTGACTATAACTATCTATAATAGCGGAATTTGTAGGCGAACCATTATAAGCATCTATAATAGTCTTATAAAATTCGTTGTTTTTACCGTTTAATACCCACTTTTTGCCAGAAACTTCCTTAATTTCTGGTCTTATATAGTTTGAAAGTGTTAATAATTGTAGTTTTTCCATATATTTTAGGCTTTTAAAACCCCTTTATTTAGTTCAAAATTCTCAAAATCTGTTTGTGCTGTTGCGTATGCTTTACCTCGATATATTAATTGGTCGTTTTCTTTGATTATTACCTCAAATGACTGCCCCTCTTTTAGTGTTATATCGCTAAATTCAAGCATTAAAACGCTGTTTTGGTAGTATATGCTATCTACCGCAATAGTGTACGTTAAATCCTTTAATTCGTCTCTTAAAAGCAACGTAATAACACCATCATTATATGCTCTAGGTATGCAATTTAGCTTGTACGGTTTTGTTAAATTAAATATGTTCATAAAAGATTAACGAATTAATTAAAAAATGTAACAAAAAAAAGCCCCAATAAGGAGCTTTTAATTTTAATGTATTGTAATTTAAGAAACTACGACATCTGAAACCAACGCTTGTAACGCTGTTTTTGCAGTAGCATCTAAGAACGGTGACAAATTACCCTCTTCAGCTGTTATAGTCAAAGTATACCCGCTTAAATCACCACCCGCACCGCCTGAAGCCTTAGTACAATTCGCCATTGTTCCATTCGTTGCTCCAACCAATAAAACGTTTCCGTTATAGTCTTCAATGAAAACATAAGGTCTTCCTAGACAAATCAATTGTACTTGAGCTTGTAAGTCAGTACCTAATTTTGGTAAAGTTACTGCTAAAGATTGCGCATTTAAAAATGTTCCATTATCTTCAGAACTTGTACCTGTTTCAGTCAAAGCGTTTGTAGTCGCTTTAACTTCATATTTGAAAACTTCATCTAAAGAACCTAAACTTGTAACAGCGTGTGCTGCAATTACAAATGAATAGTCTTGATAGTTTGCAAAATATATATTCTTAATCCCACCTCGTTGGTCTTTACAAGCCAACAATTTACCCTTGCTAATTAAACAACTCATATTTTTTTTTATTAAAAACCGCTTAAATTAATAAGCGGTTTTGATTAATATTATCCTACGTATAACACGTTGAATTTTTGATTTACTACGTGAGCAAAGATTGTAAATACTACATCGTAGAAGTAATCTTTTCTAGGTGCTGGGTAAGGCGCAATATTGATATTTGAATAGTCATCCATCAAATCAGTACACCACATAAAGTTAGTAGGTACTCCTGCAATCAATACATTTGAAGCCAAAGGAATGAACACAATCTCTACATCCAAATAGAAGTATTTACCTGTAGTTAAATCAACTGTAAATGTGTCTCTATAAGTTTGTGCTTTGTTAAAATTGTTAATGAATTTTTTAACATTTCTAGGTGCATAAATGTAAGGTTTATCTCCATTAGCTAAAACTTCATCAGGAATTGCATTGTAAACCAAAGCCATTTCAGTTGCAATGTTACTAGCTGTTAAAGTAGTTCCTGCAACTTTAATTCTTTTACCTACTGCTGCTTTATTATAAATCATTCTAGTAGTCAAAGAATCAAACAAAGTAGTAGGCATTGCAGCTACTAAAGTTTTTTCTGCTGCTCCAACTGCTGTTTGTCCTGTTCCTGCTGTTAATGCTGCTACTGCTGTTTTAGTTGCTGCTGTTGCTCCATTCCAAAACTTATTCTCAGCATCGTTAGAAATCAAAGGTGCAACACCATTTAAAACAAGTCTGTTAAATTCATCTGATACATCGTTGATTGCACCTGGTGCCATATCACGATTGAAACGTGAACTTCTTAAATCATCTGGTGTAAATTTATCAATAAATTCAACTTTTACGGGTGTAACTGTTGTGTCTTCTAAACCAATTGCTCCAGCTTCTGAACCTGTTGGATTAACACTCCACGCTTGCATAGTTACTGAATTAATATTTTCAGTAATAATACGACCCGCTTTAATACCTGTTTCAAAAGCCACTAAACCATCTTCAACGGTTTTGTTTTTGAATAAAATTTCGGCTATAATATCCGCTTTGTAATCTGTTGGTACAACTGCACCTGTGTAAGTAACTGCCATAATTTTTTAATTAAATTGTTTGTTAAATTCTCTAAATTTTTCATAAGCCGTTGTAGGCTCGCTTTTTGTTTGTGGTTTTGATTTTGTCGAAGCTTTTACCTCAACATTTTTTGTTTCTGCAATTTCAGCTTTTAATTCGGTTTTTACTGTTTCAATTTGTCTAGCAACTTCAACCGACATAGAAGTAATAATTTGTTTAATCATTTCAGTAAATTGGTCGGTATTTGTCATTGCTACCTCTTCCTCAACTGCTTCAGTTTTAGCGTCTGCAATTTCTCCAATTTTACCCTCTTCAGTAATTACCAAAATTCTACCGTCTTCCAATTCGTGTTCTCCAATTGGTGCTGGTACTTTGTCGCCATTTTCAGCAACGATAAATACTGATTGACCTACTTCAAAGCTTTCTGCTTCTAATACGGTTACTCCGTCTTTTAACTTCATTGTAGCCAATTCTACAACTGCTACTTGTTCGGTTTCATTCGATAATTTTACCGAAGCAAACCCGTCTTTAATCGCCTCTACGATTGTTTTTAAATCCATTTGTTCATTGTTTAAGTTAATTTTCTGCATATCAAAGACTCCGTCAATACTGAAGCCTTTTACTTTTCCTGTTTTAACATATTCGTTCCAAATAACATCGTTATTTATTTTCATTAATCCGAACCAAGTGCCTACGGGTTCATTGAAACCATAATGCACTGATTTGTCGTGTACCTCATCCTCTTTTATCCAACTTTCAACAAACGTTACATTTTCGATTTGTTCTCCTGAATGTTCTAATGTTGAATTATTTTGATAGCCTTTTAAAGCAAAATTTTGTTGAACTTGTTTAATAGTTTCTTTTGGAAAAACTATGTTAAATTCTTTACCATCCTGATTTCTATAAATAGGCTGTTCAGGAATTAAAATAGCACCCATCAAAATACGTTGTTCCTCGTTTACAGTAGCTAGTTTTAATTCCTTTTGATTAGATAGTGTAATGAAATTAACGCCTATTGCAGGATCGTTAACTAATGATATAGCGTAAACCCCCTGATTATCTTCCTCGTTAAAAAGCACTGTATAAGTTTCCATAATTTTAAAACGTTTTATAAATTAATTGTTATAAACTTTAGCCCATTGATGCGTTACTAATAATAGAACGATTTAAGGCTTGACCCGTTGTAACTGCTCCTGCAACTACATAGGCTTGTACGGGTTGTTGTTGTTGCCCTCCGATTGCTTGGGCTATTTGGTTAGTACCGCTTGCACCTACGATATTAAAACTTGGTGGACTTGGTGCGCCACCCATAGCTCCACCGCTTGGTACTGCTCCACCTCCACCACCTCCAGGCACTTTAACGGAAATAATATCTTTAACCGCCTTAAATCCTGTAGCTGCTATTATAGCAACGTTCGCTATTTTTAAACCTATCTCAAATGGCGTAACTGTTTTAGTTGCTAATTCAGTTGTAATACCTTGGTAAGTGTTTATTAATGCTGCTGCAACTGCCATTGATTTTCCTGCTGCTGTATTCTTACCTAACAAATCAGCACCCTTTGATAATGTTTCAGCACTTTTTGCAAATAAAGCTTGTTTTGCTGCTGCTTCAGCCTCTGAAAGTTTTACCCTTGCATCTGCGTTTGTTTTTGAATTTTCAGTTATTTTTGTTTCAGCTTGTTGTTCAGCGTCAACGCCCTCGTTTAATAATGCTATTTGTTCATCTAATAAATTTCTTTTATCTAATTTTATTTGAGCTTGATTATCTAAATTTGCTTGGGTTAATATTTGTAATCCTGTTTTTGTTTCTTCAGCATATTTCTTTTGGTTTTCTTTTTCTAATTCAATTGCTTTTTCATTATCCGCTTTTTTATCTGCGTTTGCTTTTTCGTTTGCCTCTTTTTGAATTTTACGTTTTTCGTCGCCTCTTGAATATTCTATTTCTGCTAATTCTCTATTTAGCCTTTTAGCTAATTCAGTTTGATTTGCTCCATCCTCTTTTACCGCTTCAGCATACGCATTTTTTGCATCTATTTTCTTTTTAGTATATTCATCAACTTGGTCTCCGTGTTCCTGCATAAACTTTTTATTAACCGAAAGTGTATTTTCAGCTTCTTTTTTAAGTTTGTCAACGGCTCTTGTAGCATCGGAAGTTGCACCTACGAAGTCAGTAACTGAATCTACAATACCACCTATAAATTCTCCAACCGAAGCTAAACCAGGTATAAGGTTCATTATTACCTTTTTTACTTTGTCGAAATTAGCAATCAATAAACCAACTCCAACTACTAAAGCACCTACGCCCGTACCAATTAAAGCTAATCTAAAAAGTTTCATTCCTGTAGTTGCTGCTCCCGTTACAAAAGTATAAGCAGCTGTAGCAACCGATAATGTTTTTTGAACTATAGACGTACTTTTAAGAACCGCTCCAAGTTGTTTAAATGAATCTACGCTTTCGCCAATCGATTGTAAACCCTGAGAAAGTGCCATTGCAGACTGAACTTTTAATAAAGTCTTTTCTACGTCTTCCGATTGACTACCGAATAAAGCCATACCACCTTGCACCGCTGCAAATCCACCCGCTACACCGCTCAATGAACTACTTAAAGCCTTGAATTTCGCGTCTGGATTAAATGCCTCAGTCAATGCTTTTGCATCTCCAATTTTGTCTTTAAGTTCTCCTGCTTTTTTAGCTGCTTCAATCGCTTCTCGTGAAGTTGCCCCAAACTTGTCCGATAATGTAGCAACCTCAGCTTGCGCTTCCCGCAATTGGCTTTTAAGACTACCTACTGCTTGGTCTGTGTTGCTTTTTATTTGTAAATCTATAACCTTCTCAATTGCCATATCTTATTTATTTAATTTTATTTTTAATAACTTCTTAAAAAGTTGATAGTTTGATTTAGGATATTCATATTTTCCTTTTGCAATTGCTATTATTTCATTGTGCTCGTATTGCTCTGCTAACTTTAGCATTTCCATTATGTGTTGTATCATATTTGAGTTTGTAAAAATGTTATGTATTCCGTTGTTTCTATTGCTCCATTTCTTAAATATTCAATGCCTATTCTATCGGTTCTATCTACTCCACTATTGTATGGTATAGTTACTACTAATTCTAAATCTGTAACGTTATCAGTGCTCGTTGTATAAGTTAAATAGTTTTCAGCACCTTTAATATTAAAACTGTCATAATCATTTTTATAAATTATTAGTTCAACTGTTTGTGCTGTTCGGTCTGTTTGTACTTGGCTCATATTTGCAAACCTATAACCAACCGTTGAACGTGCATCTATATTTCGATAATCTGAAATTAAATCGAAGTTTGTTTCTCCAGTGGTTAAATCTGTTGTAAAAGAATTAATAATATATCTTTTACCACTTATTACAAGCCTATCGTTTAAAGCAATTCCGTATTCTTTTGATAATAAACTTGGTGGTAAAATAGCTTTTACTTTTATGTTTCTTGTTTTAATATTATAAAGATTATCAATGTAATTTGAATAATGCCTATAATACAATCCTTGAGGTGCTATTACGTTATACCAAGGCGATTGCTCGTTGTTAAAATTCATTGTCATCAATTGCGATAACGTTGCATCTGTTGGCAAACTATTATACTCATTTGAAAATCTTGTATAATTTGTAAATGTAGTTTCAGTTGTTTCTGTTGTCATTCTTATAGCATCTGAAACTTCGCTAATTCCATTGCAATAAATTAACATAGGCTTTGGAATATAAGGCTTTAAATCCTTATCAATTATCGATGCAGTTTCAAAATTTTCGCCTACTGTTCTTTCAAACATAACATTCTCAAATGGTAGTTTAATATCATAATTAGAACTTTCGTTTGCATTTGTAGCGTTATAAATTAAATCTCCGTATTCAGTGTTATAAATGCCTTTATATGCGTTGTTAAGTATATTCGTGCTCTTTTCATATTGAAAATTAATAGCCTTAAATAATTTCGGTCTGTTAATATCCAATTCCTTTGCATCAACATATTTAGTTATATCTGTAATCTTACCAGAATTATAAAACATTTCTAATGGTATAAATTCGTAAGTATCTATTCCAGTAGGAATAACCATAAGATTGAACGCCTTAATAATTCCAGTTATAAAATCTGAAATAGTAATATCTGGCACGTAATTTTCCAATTCTATTGTTGAAACAGTTGATTGTGACGAAGAATTTGTTGCACTTGCTCGTGAAAAGAAACTACCGTTTAAAAATCTATCATACCATATTTTAGAAGTGTAGGTATTTGGAGCATCAAATGAAACTTTAATTTCATAAATACTATCGTTTGGTTCTTCTGATTTGTAGTGTTGGTCAACTAAATACATCCTATTTCCTAAACCTTGTAATGTTGAAAATAAAGAACTGTTTTTATATATATATATAGTATATGGTATCGCTGTATTAGTAGGTGTAATAGTTACGTTAATTCGTCTATATAAACCCGTAGGAGTTCCCGTTGTATAAGTCCAATTTGTTGTTAATAAACCAGTGGTTGGATTCCATTCTGGAAAACTTCCACTTATTGAATCTGGTTTAATAATTATTGCTAAAGTATTTACTTTTAATTTTTCAGCGTTTTTTAAATATAAATGTAATTTTGTCCATTGGTCTAAATCAAAAAATGAACCCGTAAAAGTAATTTTAAAACATTGTTGAATAATATATAAAATTGAAGTCATAGGAACAGTTGGGAACAATTCATTCCATACTATTGGGGCAGTTGCTAAAGTTATATCTTCTAAAGCCACGCCATTTTTATAATAGTATTTTTTTTGTGAACCTATTAACGGATATAGCACATTCCCAGCTCCCGACATTATTCTGCCCTTAACTTCTGTTGAATTATAGGTATGATTGAATATTCCCCAAAAATTATCAGTTTCCCAATAATCAGCATCTATACCCGTTGGTAAATCCCTTAATTTAATATCTTTAAATTTGTCTTTTAATTGTGTTAAATTTCCATAAAAAGTAATGCTATAACTTTCAATATATCCGTTCTTTTTATTTGCTTTTTCTAATTGTACATTTCCAACTTTAAAAGTCAATGTATCTAATTCGATATAAGCATCGTAACGCTTTCTGTGATCATATCCATTATCTACATCGCTTTCATACCAATGTGAGAATAATGCGTTATTATGCTTAGAAGCTGGAACTGTAAAACTTTGAGAATAGTCAGTAAACAATTTACCTATATCATTTGAATTTTGAATAGAACTTGTAACGCTTATTTTTTCATCTTGGAATAATTCAACACGTTCGCTTACTTGCGTGTATATTTCATATTGTGATGTAATATCTAATGTAAATGGAAGCGGGTCAAAGAATAATATATTTTCACCACTATATGTGCATTTAAAAAAATATCCTTTTCCAGTTCCTTCAATAATTCTAATATAATAATTTACCCATTGTTGCTCTATCCAAACTTTAGTATCATCAACAATATAATTGTTTTCAGTATAGCTATTAACACCACTTTCAAATACCTTTTCTTTTTTTACAAACAATCCTACATTTATCATACTACATTATTTATTAAGTCAAAAGCATAATCAAATTCTATTTCGTAATTAATCATTTTATCTTTTAATTGTGTTTTATAAGTTTGGCTTTTGCTCTTAACCATTGCGGGTTTATCATCAATTAAAACAGTTTCACTTAATAATAAATCACGTATTAATATATTATAACTTTCATCTACCCATCCAGTGTTTAATTTTACAGATTGATTTCCGTTTAAATTAAATACTTTTGTTTGACCTCTTAATGGATTGTAATCGGTATCATTTGGAAGTAAATTAAATTCCGAACCTTTTACAGTTATGCTATTAGTTTGTGCTTTAAAGAACGTTAAATACTGCCAACCTCCTAATGAATTTTGAAAGGTGCAAGTTACTGGCGTATATTTACATTCTTCGGTTGGAATAGAAGTAATTCTAAATAAATCACCCTTTTCAATACTTGGATCAACTAATGTTATATTAAATTGATTGTATAACGAAGGTTCAAGTGCTTCTAATATAAAAGGTATTTTTAATAAAACAATTCCAGTAAAATAATCATTAATAATATATTCGTAATCGTAAGCACTATATAATAAAGAATAATTAACGACATCTGCATCAATTAGCAAATTAAAATAAGCCTTATTATTATCAGTATATAAATCATTTACATTTACTAATGTTTTATAATTTGCGGTTTCTCCTCCTTGATTTCCATCCATATACTGCGTAAATCCATTTAAGCCAATATAATTTGTAGTATCTAATAATGCTAAATCTTTTGCATCTGTGCCAGTATATCTTTCAACTTTAAAAAAACACCAACTTTTTGGATTTTCTTCTGTAATTGCAGTAACTGTTTCAGCAGCAATAGGATTTACAAATTCTTGCAACTGATTTGAAATATTAAACACGCATTCCCTATTTGCTAAACTTGGCACGGCTTTACTAAATGTATAAGTTGGTATTATTGGCTCTGTATTTCCTTTATTCCAAATGTATAATTTCACTTGTGTAAATAACTGCCCACCTTGATTTATAACTATTTTAAACGGACTTCTAACTTGTACTATATTCATTTTATTTCTTTTAATGTGAATTTTAAAAAGGTTTCTAAATCTAAACCATATTTTTCAGCTATTGTTTCATCAAATTTCTTGTATTCTAAATCAAATGCACTTCTAAAGAATTTTGTTTCAGGCGTTCCTGTTTCATTTATTGATTTTGTAATACTTGCAACCATCATTTTACGTGCTGTAAATTTACCGTTTGGATTTCTTACCCCTTGCAATCCTTTACGAACTACCCATTTATCAATCTTTGCTCTTTCAGCGTGTGCTTTGTAAGGGCTATTCGGTGCTTTTGTACTCTTTTTACTTCCCTTTGTACCGAAGTCTAATTCCTTCCAATAGTCCTCAGCATAAAAATCAAAAGCAATAGAATTTTTGCTTACTTTCGATTTGAAGTTTAAAGATTTTGAAAGGTTACCGCTTGTATTGTGTGTTCCGTACTTCCCGCCTGTCTTTAAATTTCCCCTTGCTCGTTCTATTACATAAGCACCAAACTCATTTAACGCTTGTTGAGTTATTTTAGCATCCATCACACACTTCAATTTCGTTATTTGGTACACTTAATTCAATCTCACATTTCCATCCGTCTAATGCGTTCGTAAATGCCATTAAAATCGGTTGTAGGTTCGGGTCGTT